ATTTATCTCCCTAATTAGGTATCAGGGCTCTTATCTATTAACCACGAAGGAGTCAAATAAGAGCCCGTCCACCATTTTGTTATGCTTCGACGTCGTCTCCGACACCGAATGGAATTACCAGTACTCTCAACGTTGCTGAACCAACATTGCCATTACCACCGATACTATTACTTAAAACAACAGTAACAACATCATCAGCACTAACAGCTGCAGTAAGTTGAAGGTCTAGATTATCTACATTTAAACTAGCAATGCAGAAATCTCCTAATCTTGCTCCTACGACAGCTACGTCCTCTGCAGCTTCATTGCCATCTGCAATGCTTGCAAAGTCTTTAGTTTCGCTACCAGCAAGTAGTTTTCCATTTGGGTTATTCGCTAACCAGTATGTACCCATAGCAGACCCCCTTTACAGCCAAATGGCGTGAGTTTCAGGTTGACTGAACTCATACCCTATGTCTGTCTGGATTAGGTCTACACGATAATCCTCGCCAGAGTTCTCGATGGTTTTAACACCAACGTAAACTGTGGTATCACGATTTTTACCGTTACCGATTAATGGTCGCAATCTGCAACCGTTTAGGTTTACACCAAGCATCTTAATGTTCGTACCGTCCAGATGTACGTCCCGAATCAAGTTCAGATCACCATATACTGTAGAGATCTTACTAAATGGAACACCTTTTGCAATACCTCGGCCTGCAAGCTGGAATTCAAAGTTAGTTGAGATTTCTGAATTATTTTTCAGATATCCGCCCTGTTTTTGCATCCAGTTCCAAACTTCACTATTACAGAAGTATGCAATCTGTCCACCAAGGTCTGTACGAGGATCTTTATAAACTGACATATCATCCATGAAATCATCTACTGTGTAAGTAGTATTCCATGCAAACTGATTACCATTGTTTATAATATAATCCACTGCACCCTGAGTATAGGTTACGCCATTACCATCTTCACTTTGAACACCGAAGTATCCAGCCTGAGCGACATCCCATGCATGCTCTTGCAATTTTCCGCCCCAAACACGCTTCCATTCGGAAGGTTCGTATTTAAGAACAGTAGATTGAGCACGATTAGACATCATCATGGTTGTTTTGAAGATTTGGCAGAACCCATAGTCTGTTGACCAAGGTTGATCTTTCCAGCTTTCCCCATAACCTGATAGTTCGTGATAAGCACTACCAATTGGATACGTTCTGCACGCTTCCAAGAAGGTAGGAGTTTTATCGTGAACGCTGCTTATAGCACCAGGTATGAATGAGGCGCAAGTTAGATTTGTAGCTGTACTAACAGTTTTAACTACACAAGCAGAAAGATATACGAATGCCTGATTTGTAGAGTCAATTTCTGGAGTGAAGTTTAACTTACATACCATCCAATCATTAGTTCCTGCATCACCAGCAGCGCCTTTCATAGGGACCTTAATTAACTGGTCTTTCAAAAAAGCTCTGGGTGCTGTGTCGTTAGCGCCAGCTGCAATTGGAGTGCCTGCAAACTGATTTGCATTTGCATAAGCATTCCGTTTGTTTCCACCATACAAGTAATCACCAACAACTTTCAGTACTAACTGATCTCCAACAGCGATTGCAGATGCTGCCGAAAAGGCACCAGATGTTAAATCGTCTGAGAAGGCAGCATATGCAGCAGTTGCTGCAGCTTGATCGGCAAATTCTGTATTACCGCTCTCTTCTGCGGCTACTACATAGCCATACCTATGTTGTGGTCCACACGCTCTACGAGTCGTGAACTTGAATTTCGGATCATCCGTCGCTACCTTTCCGCCCTTGATCCGATTTAACAGATGGAGGAAAGGGTCTCGCTTTGCAGCGAGAGTAGTATAACTATTACCGAAGTTATACTTTCTACGCATATCACCAGTCGACAGGGCAGCATTATCATCAGGGACATTAAAGTCCGTATTTGGATGATCTACCGTCCAAGGCTGGTCGTTATACGGCTGCGTTATATTGCTAAAATCATCAGCCATGTGTCTATCTCCTATTTTGTGTCCGAGATAAACGAATAGAAATTGTTACAATCTACACCCCTAAGGGCAATGTCTATCCGAACAGGTTGTTTTTTTCTAGTTCTCCACCAAACAATCTAGCGAACATCTGGTCATCATCTGACACATTGCCACTACCTTGACTGTTGGCTCCTGAAGCGGAGGAAGGCATACCTTGAGTATTCTTCATTTGTTTCAGCATATCTGTCTTCGTAGCTTGCGCTATGTTGGCATCACGCTGACGCATATTTTTAACGGTATAGATATCATCTAATGTTTGAGGGGAGTTATCTGCAAAATGCAAAAGTTCCCTCATTTCATCATCAGTTAGACCTTTTCTTTGTTGGAAATCAAGAGCTTCTCGCTGTTTCGCCATTCTCATCTGATTATGTTGAGCCTGCTGTTTCTCTTGTCCTAAGATCTGACCTACTCGTTTTTGTACCATATCGTCTACAGATGCTGAATAAACTTTACCTGAATCGGAATTTGGATCAGTCATAGCTTCATGACCATCAAACACAAAATCTTCATCAAGACCAAGTTTTTCCTGCACTGTCTTAGGAGGTGCCCCTCCCTGGTCTAAATACTCACGGACATGCTGTACTAATCCGCTATCTTGTTTCATTGCATCGAGGACAGGCAAAAATGGTTCAACTTCCTTCAGTCTATTATAGTTGGCTTGACCAGCTCGACTGGAATCAGCATAACGCTTTTTTAGTTGATCCGCTTCCTGCTTGTAAGGGTTGTCCTCACTATCCCATGAACTCTGATTGGAGCCTCTGTCTTGTTTGTGGGTTACCTGTTCGGTGCCACGTTTTGACGTTGGGTTACCTTGAGTTTCTCTATCGGAATTTTCTCCCGATACTTTTTCATCTAACGTGTCAAAAAAATCATCGCTGGAGTTGAAGACTTCACCGTCATTCAAGTTACCACCGTTATTATTGTTAGGCATCATAGCCTCCTTTTTTACGTTTGGTTAATCTATAAGTCAGTAAACTAATTAATACAAGTGTTTTATTCACTTTTTTCAGCCTTCTTTTTTCTACCAGCTTCTGCATAATCTGCTTTTAACTGATTAAGTGCCTGATCAGCTCCTGCTTTGTAGTTTCTATCAGCCTCAGCAGAATTTGCTTTAGCATTTCTTCCTGCCTCAGCATAGTCTGCATAAAGATTCCTACCAGCATCTTGAGCTTCCATATCAAGTTGTTTTCTCCTGACTTCGTCTTGTTGTTTTCGAGATTGCGTTGCCGCATCAGCACTATTCTTACTAGTGTTTCTCAAATTTTTCTGTTGAGCTTGTGTTTCAAGAGTAGATTTCTTAACTGCAGTAATCTGATCATGCTTAGCTTTTTCAACTTCCATCTCAGCCTGCATAATTTTCATCTTAACACCAGCCTGTACTAATTGTCGTTCAAGTGTTTCTATAGTACCTTCTCCATCTTTAACCGCACTATCTAATTCCTGGATCTGGCCCTGTTGTTGGGCATACAAGCTCTTACGTTGTGCAATCTTATCTTTATTTCTTATATCTGTTTCAGCTAGTACTGCAATATCATCTACTACATTAAGCTTCATTAATTCCTTCAACTCCTCTAAATAAGCCCACCTATTTAATGGGAGTGTAGAGCCAGCTACTATTCTTATATCCATCTTAGCAGCAGCATAGTCTCTCCATTTTCCTACAGCTTCTCCCATATCATTATACATAGGTACATTTATTTGTACCTCTTTTCCTTCTTGTAATGAAGATGGTTGTACAATTCTAAAAACCTTATGTCCAGTATATAATGCCTGTGAATATTGTAATACTATTTTACCTAATTGACGTAATGCAGGCTCGATACAATGATTCATCCACTGCTTAACACGCCTAGTGCCATATTCATCCATTGCCAACATACCTTTATAGGTATCATGTTGCGCCTGAGTGTCTCCTTGCATTGCTCCATATATACCAGCTAAATATTCCATATCTTGTTTACCCTCCTGTACAATACCAAAAAAAGCATTAGATAATGGCATAGGTTGTATTGGTACAGGATTCTCAAAACCTGGCTTCTTAG